ACAAGACACTCAAAACGCTAGATCAAATTTTTCTAAAGATTGGACTGCTAGAATCATAGGCATCTTTGTTGTAGGTGGGTTTATGGGTTACATATTTTTAGTTACTATTCAGCCACCAGAACAGAACTCAGAGGCATTAATCAACTTGGTTCTCGGATATCTAGGTGGTCTAGCAAGTGCTATTATATCTTTCTACTTTGGCGCATCTAATACACCCAAGGACGATTAAATGAACATATCTGAAGAAGGTATATCTCTTATTAAAAACTACGAAGGGTGTAGGCTAGAGGCTTACCAAGATAGCGTAGGTATTTGGACAATTGGATACGGCGTAATCAAGGGTGTAAAAGAGGGTGATCAGATAAATCAAGAAGAGGCAGACCATTTACTAAAAGAAGAGTTGCCAGAATACGAAGGCTATATAAACGATATGATTAAAGTACCTCTTGAACAGTGTCAGTTTGATGCCCTTGTTTGTTGGGTTTATAACCTAGGACCCAATAACTTGAAAGATTCTACTTTATTACGAATTTTAAATGACGGCGATTACGACGGTGTGCCTGAACAAATTCAAAGATGGAATAAAGCTGGCGGTAAAGTTTTGGCTGGATTAGTAAAAAGGCGTAGCGCTGAAGCTGATTTGTTTCAAGGTAAAGAGTGGGAGAAAATCTAAATGCCATATTCAAAAGTACAATTCAAACCAGGTATTTACAGAGAAGGTACGGCATATAGTGCCGAGGGGGGTTGGTTTGATTGTAATCTTATTAGATTTAGAGAAGGCCGAGTAGAAAAGTTTGGCGGTTGGCAAAAACTTACTGACAGCACGTATTTAGGAACTGCTAGAGCTTTACACAACTGGATATCTTTGGGTGGTAATAAATATCTTGGTATAGGAACACATTTAAAGTATTACATAAAAGATGGGACAGCTTTTGCTGACGTAACCCCAATACGTAAAACTACTACAAATGCAGCTACATTCGCTGCTACTAATGGATCATCAACTATAACGGTTACTGATGCCAGTCACGGGGCTGTAAATGGAGATTTTGTTACATTTTCTGATGCTGTATCTTTGGGTGGTTTAGTTACAGCTACTGTTTTAAATCAAGAGTACCAAATAGACCTAGTTACAGGAAGCAACACTTATACTATAACGGCTAAAGATACATCAGGTACTACAGTAACAGCTAACGCAAGTGATTCAGGGAACGGTGGTTCTTCAACTGACGCAGCATACCAAATCAATACAGGCTTAGATGTATATGTTCAATCAACAGGATTTGGTGTGGGTACTTGGGGCGCAAGTGGATGGGGTTCCTCTACTTCATTAGGTGGCAACAATCAATTGAGACTCTGGACGCATGATAATTTTGGTGAAAACTTAATTATAAACCCCCGAGGCGGTGGTATTTATCGTTGGCTTGAAAACACTGGGACAGGTACAAGAGCTGTTCAATTGTCCGATATTACAGGAGCCAACCTTGTTCCTACGGTAGGGTTACAAGTTATAACTTCAGAGGTTGATAGACATCTTATTGTTTTAGGAGCAGATCCTATAGAAGGAAGCGCCAGGTCTGGAGTATTGGATCCGATGCTGGTTGCTTTTTCTGATCAAGAAAACGAATTGGATTTTGAACCTGTTATAACTAATACCGCTGGATCTGTAAGATTGTCTTCTGGCTCAAGTATAGTGGGCGGAGTAAAAGCAAGACAAGAGGTTGTAATATTTACAGATACCTCTGTATATTCTATGCAGTTTGTAGGCGCACCTTTGACTTTCTCTTTAAACCTCATCAATGAAGCATCAGGTTTAATTGGACCAAAAGCAGCGATAACCTCTTCAGGTGGCGTATTCTTTATGGGATATGGTAATTTCTATCTATATAACGGTACAGTCCAAGAACTCCCTTGTAGCGTGCATAATTATGTATTTGGAGATATCAATACAGGACAAGCTTACAAAATCCAAGCATTTACAAATAAAGAACATAATGAAGTGGGATGGTTTTATCCGTCTTCGTCAAGTGAAGAAATAGATAGATACGTAATCTATAACACGCAGCAAGGAGTATGGTATTACGGACAATTAGTAAGAACAGTTTGGCTAGATTCTGGTGTTGAATCTTTTCCGCAAGCAACAAACGGCGGTTATTTATACCAACAAGAGATTGGTTTTGATGACGACGGAAGTGCTATGACTAATGTATTTGTAGAGTCTGGTGACTTTGATATTGGTGACGGCGATAGGTTTACTCAAATCTCTTCTATAATACCTGATATAAAATTTATTGAAGATGCCAATTCTGGATCAGTAAATGTAGTGACGAAGGTAAGAAACTATCCAGGTGATTCGCTTACAACTGAATCGACTTCCGCAGTATCGTCTTCAACGCAAAAAATAAACCTAAGAGCCAGAGGCAGACAAGCGGTAGTGAGATTTGAATCTAACGATGACGCAACTGACGATGGTAATCTTTCTATAGGTTGGCGATTGGGTGAAACAAGAATGGATGTAAAAACAGATGGTAGAAGATGAGCAAATTATTAGAAACCAGACTGCCAACAGAGTTACAACCATCTGCTAGTAGAGAAAACTTCAACAGACTTGTTCGTATCTTAGAGTTAAACTTAGGAACATTCGACCCTGATTCTACTCCACAATTCAACGATACAGAGCTTGGTTCTTTAAAATTCAATCAAGGTGATGTAGTATGGAATACATCTATTGGGGTTTTACAGGTTTATACTGGAAACAAATGGGTACAGCTTCATACGCCTAGAGATCCAAAGGGGTTTGAACTGCAATCAGAACTGGGTTCTGTAACTGTCAGAAACAACGGAGCGACAAGTATAGAGATTTGATATGCAGGCTGTAGAACGTACAAATTCAGCGTATGAGGTAAAAAATTTACTTCTAAGCCGACCTTCTGACTGGTTTATACAAGATAAAACTTTTCAAGCAATAAAAGACTCCCAACTAGATATCGTTCGTTTTCTCAAATCAAAAGGCCAAGAAAACTTAGAAAACTTACCACTACATTCAATTATTGATGAGCCAATAAAAGATGTATATACCGCACCTATATTTTCAGAAACATTTTGCGATATATTCAGAGACGAACTAGAAAATATCAAACAACACTTCAACTTTGAACTTAATTCAGAAGAAGACACACTCAGACAAATACCAGAGATAGTATTACAGGATCACATACCAGAGCTTTATTTGTCCTTGATGAACGTGGTCAGCACCATACTCAATCCAATATTCATGGGTCTTTGGGGCAGAGTCGTAACAGATGGGGGCATACAAATCGCGAATTACAATATAAGAGACAAACAACAAGGCGCTTGGCACCACGATGCAAGCGCAGATATAAGCGTGGTTGTACCTCTAAATACAGGTGAATACGAAGGTGGCGGAACAGAATTTCAAGGTAGGGGCGTCGTTGAACCGCTTCCAACAGGTAGCGCTTTGATGTTTCCTAGCTTTACTCACATGCACCGAGGACTACCCGTACAGTCAGGAGATCGTTATTTATTGGTTTTTTGGCTTATATCGCGTCCTTGTTGGGAAGATAAAAAAAACTATTTAGAAATGAATTTTATTTAACAATAGGACTAAAAACAGTAGAATTGAAAGCAAATGGATAGAATAAACAGAACTGGGACAGGAATAGCAAGTTTAGGTAGAGACGAAGATCAGTTTCTAGCTCACGTTGCTTTGGGCGAGCGTGTCGTACCGCCTGTTATATCAGCCGCAACTCAAGCACGTATTAACCAAGAGATGAGGGCAGCTGGCCTTGATCCAAACGAATACGCTGTTGGATCTGGTATGTCCATCAACCCAATAACAGGACTACCTGAGTTCGGTTTTTTCAAGAAAGCTTTCAAGTCAATTAAGAAGGTGGCTAAGAAAGTAGCACCAGTCGCGATGTTTATACCAGGCGTAGGTTCTGCGCTTGGCGCTTTAGCTGGTGGATTAGGAACAGGTATAACAAGTTTAGTAGGTAGCATACCAGGGGTAGGCGGCGCTTTGTCTAGTGGTTTAGGCGCAGTCGGTAAAGCTATAAGTGGTGGTATAGGAAGTTTAGGCAAGATGCTTCCAGGCGGATTTGGCGAAGGTTTTCAAAACTTTTCACAATTTGCAGAAGGAACAGGATTAGGTGGTGGTGCCTTACGTGATTCACTAAGAACTGCCTTATCTGGTGGTATAGGCGGATTAACTCAAGGTGGTCCGCTAGGCGGACTTTTTGGGACACCTGGTATCAATCCTGTCGCAAACTACACACCGATGTCAGACACAATGGACGGAAAAATTACAGGATACAGGGGTCTAGATGGAAAAGTTATATCTGTAGATCAATACAATCAAATGGTTTCTAACACATCTGGTCTAGGTCGTATAGGTGAATTTATTTTACCAGGGCAAGACAGTAAAGGACTTTTTGCAAATTTAGGACTTACAGGAGAAAAAGGTCTTTTAGGGGGATTAGGTGGTATGGCTGGAGGTTTCCCTGGTGGCGGATTAGGATTAGGTCTGACAGGTTTGCTTGCTAAAGCCGTATACGACGATACAAAAAGTAGAGCTGGGGGTTTGGCTCAAACTCCTCAAGTTATGATGGACCAACTTGGTAGATACCAATTATCAAAAGAACTAGGAACTGGCGGAACAAGAGGGGAGTTTGGTTTGGCACCTAAACCAGCTGTACTTGATATAGCAGGTGCTGGAAGACAAGCGTTCGCAGTTGGCGGAGTAGCTGAACTAGATTTAAGAGATGGCGGCGAATCTGAAGGACCTGGTACGGGTACTTCGGATGATATACCAGCGATGTTGAGCGATGGTGAGTTTGTTATGACTGCCAAAGCCACTAGAGGGGCTGGTGCTTACGATTTAAAGAAGGGTAAGTCAGGTATTGAATTAGTGCAAGGTGGCAAACCATCAAGAGAAAAAGGCGTAGAGAATATGCGCGAGTTAATGAACATATTTGAGGGCATGTAATGGCAGAGGCTATCAATCCAATCGTAACTAATATTGCAAGAGATGAAGTAATATCTGATCCTTTTGTTAGAGAGGCTTATTTTGGCTCTCCTGATACACCAGGCATAATCTCTCAAGCTATAACCGCAGCTAATAGATCTTTTGGTCAACCAGCTATACTAAGACAGACTGCTGGACTGTCTCCATTAGAACTTGCTGCTATGCAAGGAGCCTATGGTGGTTTAGGTTCTTATCAACCTTATTTAGATGCCAGCACTAGAGCTTATCAAGAAGGCATGGGAATGTCTCGTAGAGCTGGACAACTGGCTCAACCATATTTTTCTGGTGAACAGGCTTATTTAGGAGCAGCAACCGATACAGCCAGACGTGCTGCTGGTATGCAATTTGATCCTAATTTAACCAGACAGTTTTTTGATCCGTTTGAAGATAGAGTAGTACAACAAACAATAGATGACGTATTTAAACGTGGTGAGCTACAAGATATAGATGCAAGAACAAGAGATATTTCGCAAGGAGGCGAATCTGCTTTTGGTTCAAGAGCTAGACTAAGTGCTGATGAAAGACGAGCTGCGTTAGGTAGAGGTCTTGGTGAAGCTTTAGCTGGTATTAGAAGTCAAGGATTTGGACAAGCGCAACAGGCTGCGTTAGGAGAGTTTGGTAGACAAGCTGGAGCTAGAGAACGGTTAGCTGATACTTTAGCTGGATTTGGCTCGCAACTCGGCGGTATAGGCGGCAGACGTGCTGGATTAGCAAGAAATATAGGATCAGATATCGCTGGTTACGGAACTGGAATAGGGGGATTAGGAAGAGATGTGGTTGATCTGGGTATCAGGTCAAGAGGTGAATTATCAGGATTAGGCGCTACAGCTAGGGGTCTTACTGATACTGCGCTTGGCAGAGAATACGATCAAGCCGTACAAACTAGAATGGCTCCAACACAAGCGGCTCAATTTGTCAGAGGATTTTTACCCACATATCAAAGCGGAAGAACACAAGTTGCTACAACTTATGGAGCGCCAGCTGACCCATTAAGTGCTGGATTAGGAACCTTTTTAAGCACGTATGCCAACTTTGCTAAACCGCAAACTACAACTTCTAACAACCCCTCTTCAACTGCCGCTACCGCAGGTGGTGCAGGAGCTGGAGCCGCAACTCCAGCTGTAGTTTACGGCAACCCATACGGACAATATAATCCTTACGCTGGCGGAGGAACTTATACAACCTAATGAATGTTTTACAACGAAAAATGTTTGCAAATGGTGATGTCGTAAACTCCCCTTTGGTTGACGTTACTGCACAAATAGCCAATTTATCTTTGAGTGGATTAGCCCCAATCGAAATTTTTGAATTATTACAAGCCGATTACGCATCCAAAGGTTTACAAATGCCGTCGAATTTAGGGATGGCAACTATAGAAAGTATCGCAAACCAAGTTGGGGGAAAGGCTAAAATAGATCCCACGTTTATCGGTCCAAAAAGACCCTTAGACCCCAGCAGAATAGATGAAATAGGAATAGCTCCTTTTAATGTAAGTCCAGATATAGCTCCAGATCGTTTACCACCAGCCGACCCCTCTCTTGATCCTAGACTTGGTACTTACGCGCAACAAGGTGACACACTTAATCCAGCGGCAACTCCTAATGTTGTAGATTTTTCTGAAGATTTACAAGGATTGATGGATACTGACATCACTGTAGAGGGAGATGAACAGCCAGAAAAAAAATTAGGTCCAAATGAAATCAGACTAAGTGATGGGCGTGTAATTGATTTTTCTCAAGGTATAAAAGACATACAAGAAGGTAAGGGGCAAGGTGCTTTTATATATCGTATATTCAACTCTCCAGATATTGAAACAGGAGAAAATGTTGATAAAGCACTCAAACAGTTTATTAACGTGGATGAGCCTGGAGCGATTAGATTTTTTGGGGAGTTAGGCGGAGGCACGTTGGAAGAAAGAAGAGGAACTGCCTTTGGACCAGAGGACATAGGAAGTGGTTTAATTGCAGGTGCAAAAGGATTATTTGATTTTGGTAGAGAGGGTTTAGCGACTATCCTACCAGGTGCTATTTCTCCATTTGTGGGGCGCGAAACTGTTGAAAATGTAAGAGAATTTTTTGATGCAGATTTTCCAGAAGGATATGCTGCCAGAGGTGGCTTTAGTCCTGAAACTATAGATAACATTGTATTGTCTGCTGCGGGTATAAAAGAAGATAAAATTGCAAAAGACTTAGAAGAAATTGGTCTTACAGAAAACAAACAAACTCCTATAAAACCTGAAGTGGAAGTGTTTGCAGAAGACGAGCAGGGCGATGATGGAGAAGCAGAATCTGTTGCAGATTCAGCTGTTGCAGGAAAACAACCAGGCGTAGGAGATCAAACAGAGCCAGGAGATCAAACAGATGCAGGTGCTGGCTTACCAGGTGCTGTAGATGAAGATGTACCCCCACCTCCTAAATCAAAAGAAGTTAGTTTTGCCGAGTTTACAACCAGCCCTGACTTCCTACGTTTTGTAAGAAACATAGGTAAGGGTCTAGTCACCCAAGGCGAACTTGGTAAAGGTATTGCTTTGGGAGCGGCAGCAGCTGCTGAAGAAAGAGCGCAAGAAGAGGCACTAAAAGCAGAAAGAGATGCAGAACTTCTTAAAGAAATGATAGAGAAAGGACAAGTTGATCCTTTGAAACCCTCAGAGCTTAAATCTTTAAATGCGATGACAACCGAACTTAGTGACAATATAAAAAATTATGAAGGTACACAAGCTTCAATTGGAATAATGAATGACGCAATTTCGTTGTTTGAAGCAGCACTGCAAAATGATGTACCAATTACAGGTTTACCTGGTAGGATCGCTAGATTTAAAGACGAGGCTGCTGCATTTATGGGCGTCCCTAATCCTAGCGTATCAGACGCTACAAGAATCAAAAATTATATAGAACAAGTCAAACAAAGAAGTATTAGAGAAATACTTAACGAATCAGGTAGAACCATATCAAACTTAGATAGAGACATTGTTGATAGAGTGTTTGGTGATTTGGATCTTACAGGTGATCCAAAAGAAATTTTGAAAAAACTTAAAAACGCTAGGTCTAGTTTAATTAAAAACAATACAGATAAACAAAGAGCTATTTCTTCTACCTATGAAATAGTACAGAATCCTGCATATCAAGGCGTAGGCGTTAGAGCTATAACACCTTATTCAAGCCTTATAGAAAAAATTATTAATACTAAGATTAGCGACACATCAAAAATTGATATGAGTCAGATAATTGATATTGATTTAAGAGATTCAGACCTATTTAATTTAGGAAACTAACATGCCTACTTTTAATTTTAGGGTAACGGATGATTTAACAGTTCCGATACAAGCAGACAATCAACAAGATGCTTTAAAAATACTGAAGGCTGAACTTGCAAAAAAAGAAGCGTCACCAGCATTTGATGAATATTACTTCGATTACGAGAAAGGTCTTAAAAGTAAAAAACTCAGATCGTTATTAGGGTTAGCAGAAAAACGCGATCAATCTGGTAAAGAATTAGAAAAAGAACAACTACTACAAAACTACGTTGGTTCTCGAGGTTTCACATACAACACAAAAGGGGACCTAGCGATAACACCAGAAGGACAAAAAACCCTTGTTGAAAGGGGTTTGTACGACGAAAACGATATTACTGACAAGAATGTTGTCATTGACGAAAGAGGTTTTAGCTCTGGAGACTTTTTAGATTTTGCTGGAGTGGTTGGTCCCGTATTCGGAGCCGTCGCGGCTTTGTCACCTCACTTGAGAGGCGTAAGTCTTTTGAAAAAACTTTTGAGAAACGAAAGATTTTCCAGAATGGTGGCAGCTGGTATAGGTACGGCAGGTGGTAAAGGTGCAGAAGAGGCCTTAGAAGTACAACAAGGTTTTCAATTACAATCAGATCAAGAAATACAAGACTTAATGGAAAATGAGTTCCTGTACGGATTCTTTGGACAAGGTATAGGCGAAGCAATCGGTACGGGCTTTGCGGCCTTCTTTGGTAAAAAAGCACCGATAGAAAATGTCAGGGACGCTTACGTGGTAAGTAAAGGTTACGACATGAATGACGTGTTGAAACTTGACCAAGACTTAGGGAGACTGGCTACCGAAAAAGATATTGCCAAAGCTTTCAAAGAAGGCAAGATAACCGATCTTGGAGCCAGAGCAGCTGTATCACAACAATTCTTAGGCAGAGCAATACCAGGTAGGATGCAAGGTATTGGTGAAACGATTGCAGGTAAACAAGGTAGAGAACGTGGTTTGATAGATTACAACATGGCTATGTTGGCTCAACTGCGAAAAAAATTAGCAGACAGTAGAACAGCTTTGGATAACGCTACAGGTATAGAGGATGCTAGTTTGGCACAATCTGAAATAGTTGCTAGACGAGCGCAACTTGAAAAGTCGCAAAATGAAGTTACGAATTACCTTAACAAAATGATGCAGGATTTGTCTGAGCAAACAGGAGGCTTTGGTCCGATTCTGCAAGCCACTGATCAAGCAGCTCTTGGTAAGAGCGTACAGGATACCATCAAAAACTCCTACAAGACTTTACAAAGCGATTTCAGAAATCAATACAATAAAATATTTGACGATCTTGACGTGTTACAAAAAACAGAATTTGATAATAAAGTCAGGGCGGATTTGAGTGAACTTAACGAATTTATCAAAAAAAGAATAAACACTGATGATCCTTTGTTGCTGGCTTTGGATGACGATATAAGTTTGAAAACAGTCTTAGGTTTGCAAAAACAAATTGAAAAGGGTGCTTTTTCAGGAGGCGCTACTATAAGTCAGTTAATAAAAGCAAGATCAGCTTTAGCCAACTCAAGGATTACAGCTGGCCTAAATCCAGGCGAACAGGGTCTTTTTGTTAAAGAAATATCAGACAAGTTAGACGATATAATTTATAAATTACCAGACAATCTTTTAATTATTTCAGGAAAAGCTGGAGATCCTCAACTGCTAAGAAACAAAGTTGATTTGTTAAAAAAATTAAACGAAAGCTATTTCAAACAAATACAACCTTTTAATAACGCTATTGTTCAAAAAATTAAAAACAACAAAATTGATGCTGATGACGTTTACACCAACATAGTCAAAGCAAACCGATCTGGTGATATGCAAGATATCTTGAACGCGGCTGGTAAAGACACAGTTAGAGGTACAGGTTATGGCGAGATAACTAAAAACTATTTAAGAACGGAATTAGTTAGAAGGCTATTTAAGGATGCGGTAGATACTGCCACTGATCCAACAACAGGCGTATTCAATCCAAGTAAATACGTTGGCAACATAAAAAAATATGGAGCTACACTTAGACCTTTGCTTGGTAACAATTACGACAAAACGATGCAAGCTTTAGATACATTTAATTCTTACAGTCCAAAACTAGCACCGAAAGAAGTCTTTGAGCTGGCCGATAAAATAAGAGTAGTTGGTCCTGAAGTACCTGTAGTGGGTCCCGTTAGACCTACAGATGATGTAGGCACCACTTTTCAAGATTTTGCAAACGCTCTTACTGCAAAAGCAAAAGCAAGTGACGAATTGTTACAGTTTCAACAAAACAGACTTTTAACAAACATAGAAAACGCATCACCTGAAGTAATTACACAATCCATATTCAGACCTAATTCAGCTGCTGCTATCAATCAAGTTCGTAACGAAATATCTGAAGAGGCTTTTATAAATGTTCAGGACGAAGCATTGGAAGAACTGATTAAGAAATCTATTACACCTGGCGGTACAGACCTTACAGAGATTTTCAAACCTGGAAACTTCCAAAGAGCATTAAACTCTTACGGAGACGAAACTTTAGATGCGATGTTTGGTAAAGAGTTGTCACAAGCGTTACGGGGATATGCTAGAGCTATCAATACTACAGTATCTGGAGCGGAGCGAACTGGAGCGGGTTCTATTGTAGCTGGTACGTTAGCGGCTGGTTTCTTCAACTTAAATTTATTACCGACTGTTGCTACACTAACAATCTATAAAACTTTGTTTGCTAATCCAAAAATAGTTTCTTTACTATCACGCACAGACAAAAGCGCGATGGGTCAGGTTCTTGACGCAGTCGAGCAAGCAATACGTATCGGAGGATTCTCTGCTTTATTCAGAGAAACTGGAGTGGCTACGGAAGATATTACGAGAGAGATAGAAGAAACTGGAATTACAGATCAAGCCAGAGAAGTTATAAATCAAGTGGCTGTACCTGCAAAAGTTGAATTAGATTTACCTAACATCAACCTATCACAAGCACCTACAGGAGCTAGAACTAGAATTGGACCGACGCTACTACCCAATCCCAGAGATCAAGAAATAGCAGAGCTGTTAAGTTAATCCAAGCTCGTCTCTATCGAATCCCAAAGCACTATCTGATAAACACGTTAAGTCTTTCTTACTAAAATGTATATAAGGTTCTGAATCTTCTGGTAGTTGCGGTTCAGCGATTGTACCGAATCTAACGTCATATACTTTATTTTTATCCCAAGTATGTGAGTACACACTATCAGTCATTGCAAAAACCAGAACAAATGGTCTGTTTGTTGCTAAAGATAAAGCAGCGCCCATTCTTAATTTAGATGCACTCAACAAAAGTGTTTCGTATTTATCTATACCAAAACTTCTGCACTTTACTTCCATCCAAAAAGAACTGCCCTTGCTTTCACACCAATAGTCCAGTCCGTAAGAGACTGGCAGCTTATGACATCTGACGCCCCATAATCCTTCTATAAATCCAGC